CCCCGTTACTGGTTATACATCTTTACCCAATCAAGTATTTAGTGGTAGACCAAAAAATGTTATTTACAACATTGATTCTGAGTATAGTGATTTTGTTGGATATTACGAAGAACTTTATGGTGGTTTTTATCAAGGGTTTTACAAATTATTTGGTTTTGACTATGAGGTTTTCCCTGAAAGGGTCAACAAGGGTTGGACGGTAGAAACGTTAATAAGACCAAGAAACATAGACCAACATTCGATATTGAGTGGTCAGACATACTTAAATAATATTTACAGTGGAAACTCTGGTACTTTTTTCTATTTTGGTACCCGAGCAGAAAATAAATATTATCATTTTGCCACAGGTACTCCTGTGTCAGATTCAGGATACACTAGAACATTTACATCTGGTTTGACGGAAATTTCAACATGTGCTTGTGGTAATACAGGTGTTACAAATTCGGAGTGTCATTATGTATACCCAAAAAGTGCAACTACAGCATATCACAACACAGGTTGTGGGTGTGGTGCGTGTACCGAAATAATTCCTGTAGAACCATTAGACCCTAAATTTGATGTTGTATCAAACGCATTATCTTTAAGATTAAGTGGTTGCCCCGCAAATCCAAGAATTTGTGTAAAATACATCAAGATTACAGGTGACTGTATAACTACAGGGTCTTGTGAAACAACAGGTGTGACTTTCCAAACCGGATATACTATCACAGAGGTTTGTACTGAACCAATATATGATGTGTGTGATTATATTTGTACTGCAATCACAGAAGATAGATGGGTAATGGTAAGTACTGTATTTGAGAGGTACACATCTATGGAGGATTGTGATTTACTAAATTTAGGGGGGTTAAACGATTTAAGGGTTGAAACTTACCAGTCTTCTATAAATGGTACGACATATAATTTGATTATGCCTCCTGAGACTCACTCTGGCGGAACAAAAGAAAATAAAGTATTCAAAGTAAGATTCGATAATAAATGGTTTGATGAAACATGGTATAGATTAGGTAGACTAAAAATTTATGCTAATGGTTATTTATTTTTAATAATTGAGAATTTTGAGGAGATAATTCCAAGAGAGCTTAATACCGAAAAAGAAAAACAAATAGGTGTACCTTTTAACATTTCATTTGGTGGAGGTACTCAAGGATTACATGACCATTTGATTTTTTCTTCAAGTACTTTACCATACGGTCCGTATCAACAAGATCCCGAGCTGTTCCCAAATAATATTTTATCCGCAACAACATACAGCGGATTAAGTACTGACATACTTTTGGAACAAAATTTTGGCGGAACTTTTATGGGTGGAATTTCACAATTTAGAATGTATACGGAACCATTAGGTTCACCTTCAATTCAACATAACTTCAGAATTTTAGAACAACAATATCAACTTTTTAATTACTGGTGTCCAAATTGTTTAACTCCAACAACTCCGACACCAACACCAACACCGAGTAGTACTCCATCGGCAACGCCAACCCCAACACCAACATTAGTACCAGGGCTTTATAATTACCGTTTAGTAAATAATACATTAAACCCAATAACGGTCCAATTTTGGAATTCATCTAATACTTTAATATCCTTTACCGTATCTCCCAACACTTTGACAGAAATACAGGCAATTAGTTTGGATCTTCCAACCTTTGATGGTATCACACTTACTAATCAAGGTTTGGCTCCTTGTATAGAGATATATTATGAAAATACATACCCTACTAATTCATCTGTCGGTACTTTCTATATTGGGAGTAGTGAGTACCCTTTAGTTTTTGTTCAACCTGGTTGGTATGTGAGTGGTATTGGTAATCTTTATAATGGAGTCGTTGGGTCTATTAGTAGTACTAATGTTGGTGGTAATTACACATATACAGTAACTCTTTCTAGTGGTCAGTTCATTACAGGGCAACTATATAAATTTTGTCTACAACCAGTAACCCCAACAATGACACCGACCCCAACAATGACGCCTACACCATCTTCTACACCAACATCAACTCCGACTGCAACACCAATACCTCCGACGCCTACACCATCTTCTACACCAACATCAACTCCGACTGCAACACCAATACCTCCGACACCTACACCAACACCTACACCAACAGAACCACCATCATCAACTTTTACTATGCGTTTGTTTGAACTTGGGGAAGATGTTATACTTTCAGGTACTGGTACTTTTGATATAACTAATTTAACTTCCTCATTTTCTGGTGCTTTACTTGGTTCGGTTAGACCTAATAACTCCAATTTCTTTTGTGGGGAAGGTAATGTTACACAACTTTCTTCAAGTGCATATGGAGGACCAACATTAACTATACCTAGTAATTTTGGTTTAGGAGCATTGACACAGGCAAACACAGGAAATGGTGTTGCGGTGGGTATCCAAACTATTGCAGCAAGTAATTATTTAATATTACCAACTGGTTACGTTTCAAATTCAACATTAACAACACAGTCGACTTTCACATCTAAAACATTATCACTTTTGGGTGCTACCGTAGGGACATATACTTACAGTTGGGGAAGTGGTGCGAATGTCGGGATTCTAACCTTGATTGTTGGACCATAACTAATTTATTAAAAATAATAAACATGGAATTTTTTATTAATAAAGACTCATTATTACCAATACTAAAAATGGATGTAGTTTTTGACGGTAGGACTGATTCTGCAAAAGAATTTTACTCAATCCTTGACAATGCAAGAATTAGATTTTCAATGACTTTGGAAAGTAATGGTGCTCAAAAAATATCCATGAAAAATGCATATTTAGTTGAAAAAGATAAGTCAAATCCAGATTCACCTCAAGAATATTACATTTACTACAAATGGGTGCCAAATGACACTAATAGGGTTGGTAGGTATAAAGGTGAGTTTTCTATTACTTTGGACAACGGTGAATTAATCACACCAATCAGAGAAAATCTTTATATCAACATTATTTGACATTAACACAACTCATTTTTATATTTATCAAAGAAGGGAAACCACGACTTAGTTCGTGAGAACAATAACCCAAAATTAAAAATATAAAATATGGTTCCACAAGAAGAAATTGAACGCTTCCTATTAGGTGAAGACGAAGAAAAATATATCGTATCACTCGAGTACGATTACAAATCCTCAAAGATTTATAAAGTAATCCAAGACCCAGTTAAGGGTAAATTGTTACGCCCCGACACATTCATTCCATTTGCTTGGGTTGGTGACTTGAAAGGTAAAAACTTTTACAAGAACGACAAACATGCACAAAAACGTGCGATGAGTGAAAATGGTATTATCATAGAAAAACTCGATACTCACGATGATGAACGTTTAGAAAACGGATTGAAGTATTTGGTTAAAACAACAAAGTCATATTCCAACCTTGTAAACTTCTTTAAGGGTGGTGGATTAGACCCATGGGGTAGAGACAACACAGACTCAATTCAAATATTATCGCCAGTAGAGCAATACTTAATTCAAAAAAGTAAAAGACTATTTAAAGGTTTTGACGAATACGATGAAATCCACAGGTTTGTATTCGATATCGAGACCACAGGTTTAGACCCCAAAACAAGTAAGATATTCTTGATAGGGATGAAAGACAATCGTGGTTTTCTAAAATTATTATCAGCACAAAATGAAGATGAAGAACGACAAATGATTGTCGACTTCTTTAAGACTATTGATGAGTTAAAACCATCTTTGATTGGAGGTTATAACTCAGCATTCTTTGACTTCCCGTTTATTTTGAAAAGAGCTGAGATATTAAAAGTTAATATCAAAAAAATCTGCAAGACCTTACATCCTGATTACACGTTGAAGCAAAAAGATGGTATCCTAAAGTTAGCAAACGAAATGGAACCATACGTTCAGACTCAGATGTGGGGATATAATATTGTGGATATTGCACATGCTGTTCGTAGAGCACAAGCAATCAACTCAGATATCAAGAGTTGGTCTTTGAAGTATATTACCAAATTTATTGAAGCGGAAAAACCAAATCGTGTTTATGTTGAAGGTGATAAGATTGGTAAAATCTATTTCGATAATTTTGAATATTGGATGAACAAAGAAAACGGAGCTTACAAAAAAGTTGGGTTCGATTCAAAAATAGATGAGGTATGTAAAAGAAGAGATGATGTTTATAAATTAGTTACAGGTTCAAAGATTATCGAAGACTACTTGGATGATGACCTTTATGAAACAATGGTGGTTGACGAACAATTCAACCAAGCAAACTTCTTATTGTCTAAACTTGTACCTACAACATATGAAAGGCTTTCAACGATGGGAACCGCAACGTTATGGAAAATGATTATGTCTGCATGGTCATATAAACATAATTTAGCATTACCAAGAAAATTAGAGAAAAGAAAGTTCACAGGAGGTCTTTCTCGTTTGGTTCAGGTTGGGTTCTCTAAGAACGTATTGAAACTTGACTACTCTTCACTATACCCGTCTATTCAGTTGGTTCACGACGTATTCCCTAAATGTGACGTAACAGGAGCAATGAAGAGTATGTTAAAGTATTTCCGTGATACTCGTATCAAATACAAGAACTTAGCTAGTGAATATAAGTCTATTGACCCCAAACTTGCGATTTCTTATGACCGTAAACAATTACCAATCAAAATCTTTATCAACGCATTCTTTGGTTCATTATCAGCACCACAAGTATTTCCGTGGGGTGATATTGATATGGGTGAACAAATTACTTGTACAGGTAGACAATATCTAAGACAGATGATTATGTTCTTTATGAAAAGAGGATACGTTCCACTTGTAATGGATACGGATGGTGTAAACTTCGAAACCCCACAAGATAGGGAGACATATAAGTATATTGGAAAGGGGTTGAATGGATTGGTTAAAGAAGGTAAAGAATATGTTGGCGCCGAAGCAGATGTTGCCGAATACAACGATTTATTTTTACGAGGTGAAATGGGATTAGATATCGACGGTGTTTGGCCTTCAACTATAAACGTAGCTCGTAAGAACTATGCACTTCTTACAGACAAGGGTAAAGTAAAACTTACAGGTAATACAATTAAATCTAAAAAACTTCAAACGTATGTTGCTGAGTTTTTGGATACAGGTCTTCGAATGTTATTAGATGGTAAGGGTGGTGAGTTCTTGGATTTCTACTACGAATATGTAGACAAACTTTATAACAGACAAATTCCTTTAGCTAAGATTGCAAACAAAGCTCGTGTTAAACAATCAATAGATGATTATAAAGTTCACATTACTAAAACCACAAAGGCCGGTAATATGATGTCCCGTCAAGCACATATGGAACTTTTAATTAAAGAAGGTAAAAATCCTGGTCTTGGTGATACAATCTTTTATGTTAATAATGGTGAAAAGAAATCTCATGGGGACGTTCAAAAGAAAAAAGATGAATTAGTTTTGAATTGTTATTTGATTGATGAACGTGACATTGAATTGAATCCCGATTTATTAGGTGAGTATAATGTTCCGAGATATTTGGCGGCATTTAATAAAAGAATCGAACCGTTACTTGTTGTTTATAAACCTGAAATTAGAGAAGACATTTTAATTGAAAACCCAAAAGATAGACCTATCTTTACTAAAACCCAAACTGAATTAGTACGTGGTTATCCTATGAAAGAGGCTCACCAAGATACGTTAGAGGAAGTATTAACATTATCTGATACAGAATTAACGTTTTGGAAAAATGTAGGTATTGACCCTTACTATATGTATTTGGAAGGAACTTTAGATTTAGTTGACACTGAGTGGGTTGAAAATAACCGAAGTCTAATGGAACAATATGTCCAACAACAAAAGAAAGTAGATGCCGATGAGTATTATGAATTTGATGTTGATGGTGATTTGATGGCTCTTAGTTTCGACTAAGAGTTTTTCAATCCATCAGAAGATAAGATATACCAAAAACCATTAATATATTTAAACTCAACACAAGACCCTTTGTCTAATTCTACCTCATTAAATTCTTCGTCAATCAAATTTTCAGAATAGACTAAAACGTTAGTAAGAGACTTAACAACAACATGGTCTGTGTTATTATGATTCAAAGTTAATTTATGATTTTCATCACCCTTATAAATTATAACATATTCACCATTTGTTTCATAATCTTGATTGATTACTACCGCAGAATCAGAGGTTTCTATAGGAGTTCCATTAATAACCCTTAAGGATGGTATCGATCTAAATACAGGCATAAATAAATTATATAACAGTATATGGACTTGTAAATGGTCTAAATTTCAAAGACTTGTTCATGTTTTCAGCTTGAATGCCTTTTATTTCCCATTGTTTTTCAGGTCTTAATCTTTCGAGTCTAGCCTTTAATTCTTCCCATAACATAGCCTTTTCATCTTTGGCTTCAGTTTGTAAACTTTGGTACTCAAGTGTAAGTTCAGAATCAGGTGTTTTAAGATTACCACTGTACTTACCTCTAACTCTTGCTAAAGTTTCTTTACAATATGCGGTAAACCATCTTCTAACCCAAGTTTGAGCAGGTGAATTAAGTTCATCCCATCTCATTTCATCAATAGGGACATCAGAAGGTAACTTAACAATATCAGGATTTGCCTTCAAACAATTATCTCTGTCAAAAGTATCATAATACCAATACCAAACTTTATACTCTTGGAAATTAATATTTCCAAAATCAAATCTTCCACCCGGTACATTCATAAGATGAAGAGCCTTTTTTCCTTCAGGTAACGCAGTAATTCTATAAGTAAGGTCACCTGTAATAATTCTTCTTTTGATATTAATGTCCGACATTCTTAAAAGGATATCGAATGCGGGTGTAATGAAATAGTTACCTGTTGTCCCCATCTGTGAAAATCCGGCACCACCACCTAATCCAATACCACCAAATCCACCAAAACCTCCCATGAATGGGTCAAAATAAGCAGCATCTAATTCTGATCTTGTGAACCATAATAATTCATTTACTTCTCTACCTGCGGGAATTTCATATATTTGTTGACCTGCAACTAAATCTATATAGTCTTTTTTTAATACCCAATCACCGCCAGCTTGTAAACCTACAATTTTAGAATAAGCGTAAGTATATTGTGTTTCCCAATCTAACGATCTAGTTGTGAATGCTCTTGTAAGGGATTGTTCATCTAAATTAAGACCGTATAGTGAGGACCACTGACTTTCAATCAACCAATCATTAACATGTTGTGCGTAATCTTGAATAGAAAGTTCCAACAATGAATCCATCATTTCATCCTCCAATTCAACAGAACGTAAAGGGGCTCCTAAAAGATTTTTAATCCTTTTGTAAAGTTTACTTCTTTCAGGCTCTGTGATTATTACTGTGGACATAAGAATATTTTTTATATAAATATCTTATAAATAAAAATCAATTATGATTTTCTTTTTATTTGTGTCGTATACAAATCATTAACGAATCCCCAATTCACTACTTTCCAAAAATTATTGATGTATTTATCTCTTTCATTTTTGTACTTCAGGTAGTATGCATGCTCCCATAAATCTAAACCTAAAAGGGGGTAACCTCCGTTTTTTTCAATGTCCATCAATGGGTTGTCTTGATTTGGTGTTGTGGTTATTTTTAACCCGTTTGTTTTAGTTAAAACTAACCAAACCCAACCAGATCCGAATCTGCTTTTTGCTTCTGATTCAAATTTTTCTTTAAACTTTTCGAATGATCCGAAATGTTTATCAATTTTACTTTTTATTGGGTCAGAAATTTCTTGATTTTTAGGTGATAACATTTTCCAAAATAGTGCGTGGTTGAATGCACCACCACCGTTATTACGAACCTTTGTGTTGAATTTAGAAATTTTTATTATTATTTCTTCTAAATCTAAATCTTTACCTGAAACTTTATCTAACTCTGCATTTAATTTTTCAACATAACCCTTGTAGTGTTTATTGTAATGAGTTTTCATAGTCTCAGTATCAATAAACTTATTTAAAGAATCGAATTGGTAAGGTAATTTATCAACACTGATATGTTTAATTTCGTTGATTATTTTTTGTTTGACAGTGGATATTAAATCTAATTTAGATTCTATCTCATTTATTTTTCTTTCAAACTTAGTGTATATAATATCTTCTAACTTTTTGTTATTTTTTTCAAAATTTTTTACATCTTTACCTGAGGCTGCATTAGCATCATCTTCATTTTTACCTCCTATATCTTTTCCTTTTTTTCTGTTCAACACAGTTCTTTGATATTCGTGTTGCCATTCATGGGATAAAGTTCTTAATATATCTCTGTTGAGCCTATCTTTTACTAATACCTTTAAAGTGCTTTTGTCGGTTCTAGACCCCGTTGTCATAGTTCCATATCTTTTATTAGTAAAGACAATATTAACATCACCCTTTAATGGGTATTCTTTTTTTAAAAAATTTATAAACCTTTTAATAAGAAGTTCTTGGTCTGTCTTAGGGGTAATTCCTCTATAAGATATTTCTACATTCATATGTATAAATATCACCTTCTTTTAGAAATCATATTTAACATTTCTTCGATTACTGATGCCTCGTCAAAAGTATCGTCACCCATTACCGTTGAAATGATTTTCTTTTTCCTATTTAATATGTCGTAAATTGCTCCTTCTATTGTGTTTTCAAATAAAGGGTAATAAACCGACGTTGAATTTTTTTGTCCGATTCGGTGTGACCTGTCTTCTGCTTGTGAATGTTCTGCCGGTACAAAAGATAAATCATTCATGATTACGGCTTCCGCTGAGGTTAAAGTAATCCCAACACCGGCAGCTTTCAAGTTCCCAACAAATACTTTGATTTTATCGTTTGTTTGAAATTCATCGACCGCATTTTGTCTGTGGAACTTAGAACAACTACCATCTAAATAAACCGCAGATTTACCAAAGTGGTTATAGATTTGATTTAGCGTGTCGGTAAAGTTTGTAAATATAATAACCTTTTTACCTTGTTCTATAATGTTTTCCGCTAACTCAATTGTGTTATTAATTTTTTCTTGTGCAATAACTTTCCTTACCTTCATCAATTTTGAAAACTGAATTGTAAGTGAAGAAGACTCTTCAGGGTTTTGGTCATACCAATTAAAATACTCACCCATTAATTCTTCGTAGTCTTTTGATTTGAGTCTTAAATAAACAGGTGTGATAATTTTTTCAGGTAAATCTAAAACATCTTCTTTTAATCTTCTTAAGATATGAGTTGAGGTTCTTTCTCTTAATTCATCAAGATTGGATGCCCCTGTAACATTCCACACTTTTCTTTTCCCAACACTAAATTGAAATCCATTACAATATCTTTTAGCATATGCCATCCAATTCATAGCGACAGGACTATCAACAAGATTTAATAAATTATAATAATTCATAGGTCGGGATGTCATAGGTGTTCCTGATAACAACCAAACTCTATTTGATTTACTTGCGATGTCGTTAGCTATTTTTGTTCTTTGGGCTTGTGGATTAGAAATCATATGCGCTTCATCCATAATTACCAAATCAAAATTAATCTTCATTATCTCTGATTTTTCTTTGTCTTTGGTGTCGTGGAAATTTTTTAAGATATCATAGTTCACAATAACAAAATCATGTTCATCTGAAAATTTCTTACCTTCTGCAATATATACGGTTCTATCTGAATAATTTGCAATCTCCCTCTGCCAATTTATTTTCAAAGACGCAGGACACACAATTAAAACTTTCTTAGCTCCCGTTTCTAAAGCGGCAATGATAGTTGATGTTGTTTTACCAAGTCCCATGTCATCAGCCAGAATAAACTTTTTATTTTTTACAAGTTTTTCAATAGCTTCTTTTTGATGTTCCATAGGAGGTCTATGGGTATATTTGTCGTAATCAATAGAAATGTTTTTAACTTCATTATCTTTTAATAAAGCCGATTTTGGCATCCAAAAATCGTGTAAAGTTTCACCTGAAAAGATTTTACCCCAAATATGATAAGCTTTATCTTTTTCAACCAACAACTTCTCAACATAAATTTCTGAAGGTTCTTTGGTATACATTTTATCCTCCATAAGTTTTTTACCAAAATATGAATCTAATTTGACCCATTTTTTTGCAACTTTTGGTTGTATCGTGTTATAGTTATTGATATAATCGGCCTGAGGTCGTGTAGGAACAAAAGACTTACTATTTTGTTTTTTGTGTTTTAAATTAAGGATATAGTTATTTGACCCTTCATAATCGTCTAAAATTAAAAGGGCTTTTGATTCGGGTGTTTTAGGCACAAAATCTTCCATTATATATTAAAATATAATAAACAACCATAAAAAATCAATCAAAGTATTTATAGGTATGGCAGATAATAGAGTTCCAATTACTAGACTGAATAAGTTTTTTTCTGAACAAGACTTTGACTTAGACCTTTCTATGGGTGAAGAATGGTTACTTGGTGATATGAATTTTTCATTGGTTTTGTATAGAGTTGACAGACAAAGAACCGATACGGACGATGTTTATGGTGAAGCTATTTCAGACACTATACAGTTTCTACCGCCTGTAGAATTTAAAGGTTATGTAAAAATTGACGCACCAACAAATACCGATTTAGGGTCTTCAAAACTCTATCAATCTGAACCGGGTAATTTGACAGTAAGCGTTTATCAAAAAACACTCGTTGAGTTGGGTATAGAAATATCTTTGGGGGATTACATAGGTTATTATGAAACAGAAAATAGAGTAAGGTATTATAGTGTGGTTGACGATGGAAGGGTAGTTTCAGATTTAAAACATTCCTATGGTGGATATAAACCTTTTTACAGGACAATAAAAGCGGCACCTGTAACCGATAATGAATTTAGAGGTATATAAAAATGGCACTACCAAAGCAATTTATTAAAAAATTACCTTTAGTTCCTGAAAAAGTAGGAAAAGAAAGAAGGCAAGAACTTTTGGATGAAATAACCGATAAAGGTACATTTTTACCAAAAGGAGTTTTACATGCAGATTTAGATAGGGGAATGTTAGATTTTGTAAAAAATCAATTGGAACTATCAGTTGACGAGAAAAAAGTTCCAACAATCGATAGGATTATAACAAATCAAAGTTGGATACAGTTTACCGAAACTTGGGATTTTAAAGATTTAGATAGTAATGTAACATTGCCATTTATTTCAACTGTTAGAATGCCTGAAGTAAAATACGGAACAAATAATGCAGGAAGAGCCAATATCCCCGAAAGAAGACAATTTTTTTATTACAGTGTCCCAACTTGGGACGGTCAAAGAAAGGGTGCCGATGTATATAAAATACCTCAACCAATACCTGTCGACATTACATACAATGTTAGAATATTTTGTAATAGAATGAGAGAGGTAAATGACTTCAACAAAATAATGATGAGAACATTTACTTCTAAACAAGCATATACCCAAATAAAAGGTCACTATATCCCTTTAAAATTAGAAGACGTTAGTGACGAGTCCGTAAAAGACTTAGAAAAAAGAAAATATTATGTTTCAACATATAAAATTGTAATGATGGGTCTTTTAATTGATGAAGAAGAATTTGAAGTTACACCTGCTATTTCAAGACAGTTAACTTTATTTGAGTTTGATACAAGAAGAAAAACTAAAAAGGTCGTAATCGAACCACCAAACCCAACTGATTTTACGTTAGATTTTTTATTTGTTGCAGGTAATACCTCGTTGACTGAGGTTTTTAGGTATAATGCAGACATCAAAATTTTAAGAACTTCTAATGTTGAGAACTGTTATGACTTAACTTACAGTTCAACAACTAATAACACCTTAAACTATACCAATTGTAATGGGTCGAGTACTACGGTTTCTTTATCACCCGGTAGTAATGGTAATGTGTGTGCGTTAGGTGGATCAACACCAACATTAACGAATACCACAGGAGGTACATTAAATTATGGTTCTTCATGTACACCAGGTTATTCTGTTTACATAACAAGAAATAATGTAACATATTATTTGGGTGATGATATAGAGACTATACAGGTAAATGAAGGCGATACTTTAAACATACAAGTCAACAAAATAAATGTATCCGAATCGGCAACTCTTTATACTAATGTTACGCTAGTTTAATCATTCACCATAGATATCTTTTACTTCTTTGCAGTTTTCCATTATTAAGTTTTCTAAAAACTTATATATCTTCAAACCCTTTTTGTCACAATACTTTTTTAGTGTTTCATGACTTTGTATGGATATCTTAATATTTTTAATTTTTTTCATTAAGAATAAATATTTGTTTGGGTAGAAAAAAGGCAGAAAAAAAACATACTATCTTTAAAATATTAGTTTAAGGGTCAGATTTTTACTTTTTGATGATGTATTTATAGATAAAATAAATCATTTATTAATAACTAAAAATGGCTTCATCAACAAAAGTATTTGTGTCTCCCGGTGTGTATACATCAGAAAGAGATTTAACATTTGTTGCACAAAGTGTGGGTGTAACAACTCTTGGTTTAGTTGGTGAGACTCTTCAGGGTCCCGCTTTTGAACCAATTTTTATAACAAATTTTGATGAGTACCAAGTATATTTTGGCGGTACTTCTCCTGAGAAATTTGTTAACACACAGATTCCTAAATATGAAACATCATATATTGCAAAATCTTACTTACAACAATCAAATCAGTTGTTTGTTACGAGAGTTTTAGGTTTGTCAGGATATGATGCGGGACCGTCATGGTCAATTACTACGATTGGTAATATTGACCCGTCTACACTTTCTGCTACGACAAATACGGGAGCTCAGACAATTCAGTTTACAGGTACAACAGGTTCAAGTTCTAATATTACTATAACTTCAGTACCTGCTGGATTATCTTCGGATTTTTATAGTACCTATACACAATATGATGGAGGGACTTCATCTTTAAACGCTGACTTCCAATCATATATCTCAACGCAACTTGGGTACTACACAACGTCTTCACCTTTAAGTGGTACATCTTCTCAATTTTGGGGGTCTGTAAGTCAATCGACATTCAATTCAGTAACCGGTGTTACGTTGAATGGTATTGGTTCTGTTTCCGCAAATACAGAAACGTTTGGAGTACCAAATGTACTATTCTCCTTAACGAATGTTTCTGCTTCTACAAACGACGCATGGTATTACGCTTTGTTTGATTATACATCAGCAAATCCTGTCGGAACATATGCCGGTTATGGATTTGGTGCGACAATTGCAACAATTGCAGGTACTCCTGTTTCAGGTGTATACTCAGGTACGGTATCAGTTTACTACAGTAACTATGTTGCAACTGCAAATACTACTTGGGATAATCTTGTTGTAACAACTTTAAGATCTAGAGGGATTACTAATTACTCTTCTTCACAAAATGGACCACTTTATCAAGTAACAGGTACAACTGATGTTAACATGATTTGTACAGGCTCATATTCTGGAGTTTCTACAGACCCATATGCGACATTTGTAATATCTGGAATAACTAAAGACTCCGATACTTTTAGTTTTGAAACGTCCATGCTCACTTCAGATTCTGAATATATTTCGAAAGTTTTCGGTAGAAGTAATTTTGGTAAAGATAGAACGGAAGTACCTTTATTTGTTGAGGAAGTTTATAGTAGTTTACTTTTGAATGGTTATAGACAAGGTTACGTAAGAGGATTAAATTGTGACTTAGTTGCATTACCAAATGCCAGACAACAACTTAATACTGACTCAATTGGATTCTATTTAGAGCAATACCAAACACCTGAAACGCCTTATGTTGTTTCAGAATTAAGAGGGAATAAAGTTTATAAATTATTCAAATTTAAATTAATTTCCGATGGTAATGCTGCTAACCGATTAGTAAAAATTTCATTAGCAAACATGTCATTTAATAATAGAACATTTGATGTCTTTGTACGAGATTTTTACGATAACGATCAAAATGTTAGAGTAATTGAAAGTTTCACAAACTGTTCATTAGACCCAACACAAAATAACTTTATCGCTAACAAAATTGGTACTGCAAATGGTGAGTATAACTTAAACTCTAAATATATAATGTTAGAAATGGGTGATGAGGCTCCTGAAGACGCACTACCTTGTGGTTTTGAAGGGTATACTATGAGACTCTATGAAGATGCGACACCGCCGTTCATTGTTTATAAAACTAAATATTTAAAACCAGGTGATGTTATTTACAACCCACCATTTGGTTCTACGTCAGGAGGGGATAATTCCGTAATATCTAATGGAGAAAACCCTAGAAAGGCTTACTTAGGTATCTCTAACATTACAGGTGTTGATTATGATTTCTTCGATTATAAAGGTAAACAACTACCTGCGAACATAGAGACTGATACGACAGGTCCTGTTTGGAATTACCAAGTAAAAGGTTTCCACATGGATAGTGGGGCAACTATAGTAACTATAGCCGCAGGATACTCAACTTCGGGACAGTCAGCATTTGAAGTAGGTGTTGGATCTTTTAACTCAGAACCTACGGATGCAGATAATCCATACTACCGTTTGAATACACGTAAATTTACTTTATACCCTGCAGGTGGATTCGACGGATGGGACATTTACAGAGAATATAGAACAAATTCAGACACATTCGCATTAGGACAGACAGGTTATAAATACGGAGCTGCTCCGTCAGCAACATACCCTACTGCTACAGGATGGGGGGCGTTCAAGCAAATTTCAGGTCCAAACCAAGAGACTTGGGCTAACACTGACTACTACGCTTACAAATGGGGTCAAACTACATTCAACAATCCCGAGGCAGTTAATATCAATGTATTTACAACACCAGGTATTGATTATGTAAACAACTCTAACTTGGTTGAGGATGCGATTGATTTGATAGAATCAGATAGAGCAGACTCAATTTACATTTGTACTACTCCTGATTTCAATATGTTCCTACCGACATGGAATGATGTTTCTGAAGGACTAATTTACCCTCAAGAGGCTGTAGATAATTTAGAAGAGACAGGTATTGATTCAAATTACACCGCAACTTACTACCCATGGGTATTAACAAGAGACACAGTAAATAATACACAAATTTATTTACCACCAACCGCTGAGGTAGTAAGAAACTTGGCTTTAACTGATAACATTGCATTCCCTTGGTTCGCATCTGCGGGTTACACAAGAGGTTTGGTTAATTCAATTAAGGCGAGAAGAAAATTAACTCAAGAGGATAGAGATACTTTATACAAAGGTAGAATAAATCCAATTGCTACGTTCTCTGATGTTGGTACTGTTATTTGGGGTAATAAAACTTTACAAATTAGAGAGTCTGCACTTGACAGAATCAACGTAAGAAGATTATTACTACAAGCAAGAAAATTAATTTCAGCGGTAGCGATTAGATTATTGTTTGAACAAAATGATGATAAAGTAAGACAAGACTTTTTAGATTCAGTTAACCCAATCTTAGACCAAATTAGAAGAGACCGAGGTTTAATTGACTTTAGAGTGACTGTCTCAAATACTCCTGAAGATTTGGATTCTAACACTTTAACTGGTAAGATATTCTTAAAACCAACAAGAGCATTAGAATACATTGACATCGAGTTTGTAATTACACCAACAGGAGCATCATTTGATGATGTATAATACAAAATAAAAAAAGGGGGATAGAAATGTCCCCCTTATTATATTTATATTAAAAAAACTATGAAAATAGAAAAAAAAATTATCAAAGAAACTTTAGGAGATAAAAAACAAAATGTTGAAACTTTTTCTTCAAAAAAACAAAATGTGATTATCACTGAGTCTCAGTTAGAAAACTTACTTAAAAAATTAAGAAAATAATGGACATTAAAAAATATGTTTACAATTACTTAAAAAAAGTAGTTAATGAAGGTATTGATGAATCAGGTACACCTGACACTAAATATTACGCCTTTGATTGGGATGATAATATCGTTTTTATGTCAACCAAAATTATGGTAATGACTGAAAATGAAGAAGAAGTAGGTATGTCTACTGAAGATTTTGCTGAACACAGACACCAAATAGGTAGTGAACCATTTAGTTATAAGGGTACTACTGTTGTTGGTTATGCAAAAGAACCATTCAGATTCTTTAAAGAAATGGGGGACAAAAGATTTGTCATTGACTCGATGTTAGCAAAACCAGGTCCGTCTTGGAATGATTTTGTTGAATGTATAAACGGTGGTTCAATTTTTGCGATTATAACTGCGAGGGGTCATAATCCATCGGCATTAAGAGAAGCTGTTTATAATTTTATTGTGAGTAACCATAATGGTATTAACAGTAGAACCCTGATAGAAAACCTCAAAAAATATAGAAACTTCTTTTCAGAAGAAGAAAATATAAATGAACAAATAGAGGTAAATTTTTCAGATAAAGAACTTATTGACGAATATTTGGACCTTTGTGTATATGAACCCGTAACTTTTGGACAAGGAAGTGCTGCGAACCCTGAGGAGTTAAAGATTGTTGCAATGAGAAAATTTATTGTTTATTGTCAAGATTTAGCGGCGGAGATTGGGAAAAAGGCTTATTTTAAGAATGATATAAATAACCAAGAGTTCACACCAAAAATAGGGTTTTCAGATGACGACCCAAGAAATATAGAGAAAATGAGGGATTTTTTAAGTCAAGAATATCCAGAAGGACCAGTAAGAACATATTTAACTAAAGGAGGAGAAAAGAAAGAGTATTAATTATTTTCTAGTTCTAGTTAAAGAATATTTCTAAATATAATTAAAGTAAATAGAAAAAATTGTTTCTGAATATATTTATATATAAAAATAAAAGAAAAAACAAAAATTTAGACAATGGCTGATTTGTTAATGAAAATGCCCTTTCAGTATGAACCTAAAAGAGCTAACCGATTTATATTGACTTTCCCTACTTCTTTAGGGATTAACTCTTGGTACGTAGAAAGTACATCAAGACCAAGTATCAAAATTGAATCAAAGGATATTCCATTCTTGAACACTAAAACTTATGTTGCTAGTAAATTCGAGTGGGAAACTATCAGTGTGAAATTCCGTGACCCAATCGGACCTTCAGCTGCACAAGCACTTATGGAGTGGGTAAGATTACACGCAGAGTCCGTTACAGGACGTATGGGTTATGCTGCAGGTTATAAAAAAGATGTTGATTTAGAAATGTTAGACCCAACAGGAGTAGCTGTTGAAAAATGGATTTTACAAGGTTGTTTTTTAACTGACGTTAAATTTGGAGACGTAGGTTACGACAAAGATGATATCATGACTATAGATGCAACATTAAGACCTGATAGATGTATTTTGGTTTACTAAAATAACAAAATTAAAATGTATAAAACCCACTCACAAGGTGGGTTTTTTGTTTACAAAAATATGTTGTAAAGTATATTTAAAATAAAAATATTATGAATAGTGCAGAATCTTACGGTCAAATGGACTTCAACTTACCTCACGATGTTGTGAAGTTACCAACTAAAGGTTTATTTTATAGACCAAAAAAAGAATCTCTAAAAGTTGGGTATTTGACGGCCAACGATGAAAACATGTTGATGTCACCAAATATTAGTTCAGATGGTATTGTTTACAGTTTATTAAAAAATAAAATCTATGAACCGGGATTTGATGTTAATCAGTTATTGAACGTTGATGTTCAGGCTATTTTGATATTTTTGAGGAATACTTCATTTGGATCTGAATATAATTTTTCTGTTACCGATCCTGCAACAAATAAAAAATTCGATATTACTTTACAGTTAGAAGAATTAAATGTTAAAAAAGCAATACACGAACCTAATGAAGATGGTTTCTTTACTTTCCAATTACCTAAGACTAAAAAGAATGTAAAATTTAGGTTATTAAATTTAAAAGACGAAAAAGAAATAGATAGTTTGTCTGATAGTTACCCACAAAATATGGTTGCACCTGTAGTGACTAAAAGATTAGAAAAACATATAGTTGAAATTGACGGGAACACAGACAAGTCTAAAATATCTGAATTTATTTTAAACATGCCAATTTCAGACTCTAAAGACCTTAAAAAATTTATTAAAGAGTGTGAACCACAATTAGATTTAACAAGATATATTACAGCCCCGTCAGGAGAAAAGGTAACAGTTAATCTGTCCTTTGGGGTTGAATTTTTTCGGCCTTTCTTCCAATCATAAAATTAATTTATTAGATGAGTTTTATTATCTAATAAAATACGGTCATTT